ATGTGAGCATTCATGAGACGGGACTCCTCACAATCGAAGGGGAGACCGCAAAGAATAAATACATCGGCGAGACCTTGTACACCGAGACCGATGGGACGATGCTTCATGTTCGAGCGTCTAGCAGTCTCTACGGGGTAGAAGTTGCGGTCGATGACTCGATTCAGGTTTTTAGTGACGACCTTCGTCACCTCATGAAGTTTATCGTAGTCAAAAGTCTTGGTCTCCTTGTTGACATACTTGGGAAGGGCGATGGATGCGAGATTGCAAACAGAAGTCTCATCCTTGTCCGTATACTCCAGGATCTCTGTGCACAAGTTGGAACTCTTGATGACACCCAAATTCTTCTGGTTACTCTTGGAGTTGCATGCATCCTTGTAAAGCATGTACGGAGTACCTGTCTCAGTCTGAGACTTGAGGATAGCCTTCCATACGTCAGTCGCTGGTACAGTGGCGTTAGCTCGACCCTCTTCTTCGTACTTGAGGTAAAGCTCCTCAAACTCCTCACCGTACGCATCGGAGAGACCTGGAGCTTTGTCAGGGCAAAAGAGAGACCAATTACCACCCTCCTCGACACGCTTCATGAACAGATCTGGAATCCATAGCGCGGAGAAGAGATCACGGCACCGAGCCTCTTCGTCACCTTGGTTGAGACGAAGCTCGAGGAAATCCATGATATCAGCGTGCCAGGGTTCGAGGTACACAGCGATCGAACCCTTCCGGCGACCAGCTTGGTTCACGTAGCGAGCGGTGGCATTGAAGACCCGGAGCATTGGAATGATGCCATCTGATTGACCGTTTGTACCCCTGATACGCGACTTATTGGCGCGAATGTCGTGGATGTGCATACCAATACCACCAGCCCATTTGCTGATTTGAGCACACTCGGTGAGAGTACCGTAGATACCGTTGATAGAATCCTCCTTATTGGCAATGAGGAAGCAAGAAGACATCTGGGGTCGAGGCGTTCCCGCGTTGAACAGAGTGGGTGTCGCATGGATGAATAGACCTTGGGACATCTTATCGTATGTTTCCAGGACCGATGGAACATCCTTCCCGTGAATACCGATGGCGACGCGCATGAACATGTATTGAGGAGTCTCGATCAGTTTTCCATCCACGCGTTGGAGGTAACTCTTCTCTAGGGTCTTGAGACCGAAATACCCGAAATCGAAATCACGATCTGTTTTGATATGTTCCTTCACTTGTTGAGCGACTTCGACAACCTCATCGGTGATGACACCAGCCTTCTGAAGCTTTCGCATCGCAAGGTGAAAATTATTGGGACACACCTTTTGAATGTTACTCGCCACGATACGGGTAGCGAGAATTTCATAATCGGGATCGGATGTGATCATACCGACGCAGATTTCAGCCGAGAGGGTATCAATTTCTTGGGTGGTGATATTGTCGTACATCGACGAAAACACTTGCTGCGCAACCTTGGAAGAATCACATTTATCAGAGAGTCCATACGTTAAGTTCTTGATCCTATTGGTGACGTTGTCAAACTTCATATCCTCAATACGACCTGAGCGTTTAATGACCCTCATATACCTAAAGTTCTAATTTTATTTTTAACTTACTTCCTGCACTCAAGATCTTTACTCCTCACCGGAACGGTTCCAAAAGTCTCGAACTTGCGGTTGGGTTGGAGAAGATAGGTGTTCACGAAGAATGGACCCTCCTCACCAGCCTTAGCCACTGGAGCGTAAGAACCCACGAAGCAGGCTGGGGTTTTGCATGGAATTTCCTCGACATTATCTGGCTTGTTGGCATACACTTCGTTGAAGTCAGCAAAGTTCAGCATTTACTATTTACATACAATTTTTTTCCGAGGATATATTAAATGTGTGATAATCTCCACCTTGATTCTCTCCAGCAGTGTGAAACTCCACTGAACATTCTCTTTTTTTCGGACTTCAACAAGAATCTTCTCCAGCGTGGTATTCGTCAGACGTTTAAGAGCAGGAGTGGTATCGCCATAGATTACCAAAACCCTGATGACCTGTACGCCATCATGCGTGTGGTGTTCATCAACAACTCGGGTGATCACTACAAAGACATTAACAATCAGGTAAAGATGATGAACACGAAAGTCATCGATACCGCAATCTCCCAAATTCAAACTGGTGTTTCTCAGTATATCGCGTACGCTAATGATATCGACACGACTCGCACACTCATGGACCGACCCGAGAATACCAGTACCACTGGAAAAAAGATTGACTTCAATGATAAAATCGGATTCAATTAAAGATTATGATTCAATATGTAGTAAGTAATGAGTTTGAACTACTATAAAATTGAAACCGAAAAAGTATGTAAATCCAAGGGTTGGGACAGAGCGGCTGTCGATACTGTGTGGCTTCTCCTGACTGAAGAGTTCGGTGAGCTAGCTTCTGCGATTAGACAGTATAAGAAGACGTACAAGAAGACCAACTTGAAGAAGGAACGGGGTACAGATGTGATGATGGAGATGGGAGATGTGTTCAGTTACCTGTTTCAATTGGCGCATATGCTAAATGTTGACCTAGATAAGATGTGGGAAGAGCACAAGTACAAGATGCACGACAAAAAATATAATCTGAAGTAGTAGTAACAACGATGAGTAAGCACATGCTCGATGACGAGGATGCCATCGATGATGTCAATCCATTTGTCATGCACGATTTCTCCCTTCCAGGAGGTGTACGACAGACGGGTGATTTTAGCGATTTCCAGGAAGTGTACCCTGATGTAAACTTAGACGTTCGTGATAAGAGTGTGTACTGTGATCTTGGTGCGTGTGAGGATGAGACCTCGCCTTGTATCATTTTGAAAGATGTTCATCCCCGACGTAACATCGATACCGGCTTTACTTGCAAGGAGAAGAAGCGAGTGAAGGTTGGTGTTTCCAAGAAGCCTCGCATGTCTTACATTGGTCTCTTCTTTATCGTCTTCCTCATTGCTCTGTTTCTAGTATACGCAAGATATTGAAGAAGTAGGTGAGTCGAGATGATTTCGTGCACATTTGAATGGCGTCTGGAACGAACTTTTTGCAGAACTTTTTGATAAACTCCATCTGCCAAGCACTCCCCATATTTACTCGGGGTGGTTGGAACGTTGGATCTAGAATCTTGACCGCATGTGCGATTCGAATGTAAGTACGACTGTCTTGATCGTAAGCGAGTAGACTATCGAGGATCAACTCCGCCATTCGCTGTCGTACTTCGATCGTCTTGGTGACCATCGAGTCTAGAAACTTTTCGTATTGGATGTTTTTCTTTTGACTCTCGAGAAGGGTCCAATCTCCGAGGGGTTCGGCGTTGATGTAATCCGTGTACGTTTTGTATCCTTTCCCCTTAGTGTACCTATCGTATACTATCTCAATGTATGAAAGATCGGACTCAACATCATGAACAAATTTAGCAGATGTTACGAAAGAAGTCATGTAATTAAAGATCGATCATTTTCTTTAAACACCTAAGTGGGGTTGTCTCATGACAAAAACTATGCCACGAAAATGTATTCTTCAATTGCCAACAACAGTTTTTCGTATCTCTTAACTCTCGATGAGATGCGAAAAAACCTTCCTGACGAGACTCGCCCCTCGTGGGTCAAGATTACCACGATCACAATGGTATCAAGCTTTATCCAGGAGATTGATATTAAAAAGCTTCGTGAAACGTTCGAACGCATCGGTTCGTACCGTCTCAAGCGTCAAGGAACCACGACCGAAGGATTTGAATGGAAATTGAAGCCGACGACATTTTACAACCAGGTGACTTTGACGTATCATGATACGTACAGCACAAAGTCTGTCAAGGTATTTCCGAATGGGAGCATTCAGGTTGCCGGTTGTTGTGATCTCTTCGATTGTAAGCGTATCATCACCCAACTCATCTACATTTTCAAAATGTTTTTGGGACTTGACATCAATGTGTCCTCCGATGCTTTTCGTGTTGTCATGATCAACTCCAACTTTAGTCTCAACTACAACATCAACCTCATGAAGGTGGCTGACTGGTTCGAGGAGTACGATGACATCTTCAAAGTTTCTTTCGAACCAGACAGATATTCAGCCGTCAAAATCAAGTTCAAGCCGGCGGAAGACATGAAAGAGATCACTTGTAGTATCTTCAGTACAGGTAAAATTATCATCACAGGTGCAGAGACGCTGAAGGAAATTGCATTCGCCTACAACATCATCAACCAGCACATCAACGAAAATCCAGATATTCGGGTGTCTCGCACGGATGACACAGATGTGTTCGATATCTTCTTGGGATACAAATGTGATTGGCTCATTCAACAACTCAGAGAAAAGGGGTTTAAATCTTGGATGCAGACAATCGAGAACAGGCAAATTAATTTCTGACATAATATTAACAAAATGTCTCAGCGACTTGGTATGGCAGACGGTCGGTGCTTTACCATAAACTCTTCTGCTCAGCTTTTCAACAACTACGTGATGAAGCAGAACAACATCTCCTTCGAGGACAACTACTCGTACCGCAAGCTTCTTCAGTCTCAGGGTCCCAGCCTCCTTTCCAAGGTGCAGGAGGAACAGGGTAAGGACAACTGCAAGACCTGTGACAAGCCTCTTCTCAAGATTCCCGATATCTATTAAGTGAGCGAAATTACGAAAAAAAGTTTAGAACCATTCTATAGAATGTCGACATGCGCCATATGTCTCAATGAAGTCAAATCGACAAGGACAAATCCCCCGATTCGATGTGGACATATGTTTCATTCCCACTGTCTACAGCGATGGAAAGAACAAGGTAAGAATACATGCCCCACTTGTAGAAAAGTTTTCGACGCATCACAATTTAAGATTGTAGTGACGATTCAGAACAATTACACAGCGACGGCGAACTCTGTGTCCTTGAATGAGGAATCGATCTTTGATGTTTTAGATCTTTTTGATATTACATTTGATGTTGAAAATCAACCTGACCTAGACAGTATTCTTTCTGACCTTGGGGTGAGTCTTGCCGACTTTGATCCCTCGGTTCTTGACGCAGAATGAACTGCAATACCTCTCGTAGTTTAGACCTGGGTAGTTCCTAGAAGCCTTACGGGGATCTACGATAGACTTACCTTTCGCATCAGTCAGAAGTGGACCAGTCGCCCATCCACGCTTGTGACTGAAGACGTTCGCTTTGAATACGATACGCTTGCCAACCTTGAATGCACCAGCCCGCTTTATCCGAGACTCTGGAACCTTGAAAAATGCAGCCACGGAGGAGATGGTGTCCCCAGGTTTGATCTTGTACTCGACAACTCCATGCTGCTTGTAAAAGTGGAAGTCACCTTGACGGATGTAGTTCGTGGGACGACCAGGAGAAACGAACATCATGACTTTATAGTATCCCCTTTTACACTTCTCGTTGGCTCCAGCTTTGTAAACCTTCTTGGGGTTATCCGAAATAACGCGCTTAGGCAATCCTGTACAATGGGTGTAAGAATGGTTTCCATTCGAGAGACCAGATCGATCACC